GAAGGGTCATGAATACCTGATCGAGCAAGTGCAACATACGGGGTCTGATGCCCTTGCCGCCGCGAATCAAACCAAGCAGATCCGCCTCTCCTACAACCACCCCGTTAAGGAGCTTGTGTGGTGCGCCGACCAGGGTTCGGTTTCTCGCGCCAACTTGTGGAACTTCACTTCGTCCAACGATGTCGTTCTCGCGTCCAACGTGTGCGTGGGTGCCACTTCCGGTAACTGCTTCATCTCCACGGCGATGACCGGTGCCCCCCTTCTGCAGGCGACTTCCGCAGGTGGAGCCTGGACCGAAGAACTCGCCGGCCCTATCGACACGTTCAAGCTTGTGCTTAACGGCCAAGACCGCTTCAAGGAGCAAACCGGTAAGTACTTCAACCAAGTCCAAGCCTACAACCACCACACTGGCTCGCCTCTGCCCGGTGTGTACTCGTACTCTTTCGCGCTCAAGCCCGAAGAGCACCAGCCGACCGGTACCTGCAACTTCTCGCGCATCGATAACGCGCAAGTTGCTATCAAGACCAAGGCGGGTGCCGTCGCGACCAACCTCAACATGTTCGCGGTCAACTACAACGTCCTCCGCATCCAAAGCGGTATGGGTGGCCTCGCCTTCTCCAACTAATTTGTTGGTTTCGGTTAATTAATAAAAAATATAAAATATAATTCAGTTTTAAAGTGCACGATAACGCTATTTAAAACTGAAAATCCCTAGTGTAGTATGTTAGTTATAGGTCAAACCTCGATCCTTACTTACGCAATTACACGGCGGCGAACCTATCGACAACGGAAAAAACCTTGTATCAAGAACGCCGACGCACTCAAATGTGCGGTACGTCATAGACGATGCGAAGGGTGTCCGTTTAATGATTTCTTCAAACCGGAAAAACCACTGTTATTTAAAAAATAATATTTATATTAAAATAGTATGTCTACCCTTGCCACTTGTCATGTTAGACCACCGCTCGTACCACGAACTCGTCTTATCAAGAAGAAGTCTCGTGTAGCTGTCCGTGCAAATTATAAAATTACTCTCATTACACCCGGTGGTGATGAAACCTTTGAGTGTGATGATGAAACGTACATTCTAGATGCAGCGGAAGAACAAGGTCTCAACCTCCCATATTCGTGTCGCAAAGGTTCGTGTTCTGTATGTGTGGCAAGATTAGTATGGGGTCGTGTAAGCCAGGATGCACAATCCTGTCTTGATGAACATCAACTGATGAGAGGTTATACCATGTTATGTGTGACTTACCCGAAAGATGATTGCAAACTTAAAATAGAAGTTGAAGATGAACTGTTTTAAGAAACTTAAATATAACACTCCCATTTAATATAATGTTCAAGAAAGTGTTTGACCTTTTTATTAAAGTGGATAAACCCATGTTAGGACGTTGGTCGCTTAAATCGTGTGAAGAAGTGGCAACATCCATAAATTCTGTGTATCAGAATAGGGATCATTGTGGTGATGTCATATGTAAAACACCCAAAAAGGCTTCAGAGTATAAGGATAAACCGCGATAAGTAATCATGTATGAGATTTACACTGATGGCAGTTGTCTTGGGAACCCTGGATGCGGCGGTTGGGGTGTGGTTAGTGATCAGTTTAAATTATGTGATGGACAGGTTAATACAACAAATAATAAGATGGAGATGACTGCAATTCTAAAGGCTCTCGAAGAGTGTGTCAGACGCGATATTCAAGAGGTGCGTATTTATACCGATAGTAACTACGTTAAGAATGGTATTACGTCGTGGATTAGGAACTGGAAAATAAATGGATGGAAGACTGCTACCGGGAGTGCGGTGAAGAATAAAGAAATATGGATCGAAATTGACCGAGCACGTAATAAACTGAACCTCGTGGAATGGGAATGGGTGAAAGCGCATAACGGAAACCCTAAAAATGAGGAAGTCGATAAACTTGCGCGACATTCAGCGGAGACCATAAAGAAAAATATCGCGTCACAGTAGGATGAGCGAAAAAGACCTTAGCTCGGAACCGTGTATGTGGTGCGAAAAACAAGAAAAATTATTAATAAAATGGGCTGAAAAAGCTGCGGGCTATAGATGGTTACATAATCATGCAAGACTCTTTTTCAAGAAACAAAATGATTATTTATCCTATCCGAGTATCGTGATAGCAAGTTTAACGGGTGTAGGTGGGTTTGCGGTACTCAATCCAAGTGGGAATAGTGATACAAGTAGTGATACACAAACACGAATTATTGCGATACAATACGTGTTTGCGTTTTTAAATGTTATGGGGGGTATTTTAACTTCGATAAGTAAATTCAGTCAAAGTTTGAAATTGTCGGAATCGCATTCCGCGATGTGTATACAATGGTGTAAGTTCTATAGAAATATCGATATGGAACTCTCTTTAGATGTAAAACATAGATGCGACGTTTTAGATTTTGTTATGAAATGTAGAGAAGAGTATGATAGGTTACTGGATGACGCACCGGACATCCCTGCTATTTCCATAAAAGCGTTTCATTTTCAATTCCCGAACAAGGAAAATAAACCCGATGTGTGTAACGGTTTGAGTATTGTCGTGGATGATGATACAAACTCGTTAACAAATTCAAAAAATGCTGTAAACCGATGGCTAGGCGCTTTTAATTTAGTGAAGAGGAAGAGTACGGATGGGGGGTTAACCCGTGTCGATTCCGTTTAATAACCGTACTCTAGATCACCTGGGGTGAGACTCGGGTTCTGCCTCGAGAAGAAGTTTTTCTTTCCGTGATCATGATGGGCTATCGTACTTGGGCGCGTTCGATTTATTTCCATATTATCCCGTAAATCTTTATAGTATACGCGCGCACCCCTCGCTATTATATCTTCAGTCTTGTTGTCGACATGGTTATCCATCGGAAAGTATGAATTAATGTATTTTTCCATATTTCTAACATTGATAAGGTAACACTTCATACTAGAAACCCATGAAACTTCTTCAATAGTATTTGTCACTTTCCTGTCAACTTTCCTTGAAAGACAGTGAAAGAAACACATCTCGAAATTACCACCCGTAGCATCTATAACATCTTGTACTTCCATGTAGAATTGTTTGTTTTTCACTGTAACATTATCCTCGAAAATTAACGCGTATTTAACTCCTTTATTTATACACTTCTTCATTATGTTAATGTGTCCCATATAGGCTCCAATCGCCCCCATATTGAAATAGGTTATATCGGGTCGTTTGATGGATTTGTTGTAATGCATCGCAACCGCTTGACGATAATACCCTGGATCTATATACTGTTGAAATTTTTCAGCATTTTCTATTACCTTAGTATTTATTCCATAGACTATATCTAATGGGATGTTCGGGTCGTGATTATTTATAAATGTTTTCCGTCGTTCGACTGATTCAGGGAGTGATAGTAAGAAACAGTCGTATTTTAAATAGGATTCTTTATATGTTCTAATTATTAAAATATATAAAATGATACCTAACAATGTTAGGGTTAACAACATTTATTATATATCTATATAATAAATGTATGTCCAAGTTTCAGTGATTGTTATCACCGTATTATATGGTCTTATATATGCCATGATGAATCCAATTGAATTTGGATTCAAGTCCCTTATCGACCCCTTTTACTTTTCTTTTACGACGATGGCGTCAGTTGGATATGGTGACTTCAGCCCCAAATCAACTAGAGCGAAAATGGTTGTCATGACACAACAGACACTTCTCCTGATAGAAATAGCCACTCTGATGGGGTTTGTCTTAGTTACAAATAAATCATAATTTCGCATGTAACTCTAACCAACTCAACACACTATCAGAATCTTCGTGACACCACGGATATACACTCCCGTCGTAACCCGCGAAATGAATACTGTTTACACCCGCATTTTTACATAACCCACATATCATGTCGTTATCATCGATGATCGTGTCAATATTTAACGATCTACATATATCGTCTTTCTGTATTTCGTGTGGTGAATAGCTATTCGTAAGAATCAGGTCATCGAACATACCTGGGAAGTGTTTATCTAACCATGATTCTGTATTCTCACGAGCGTGTGACTGTCTACCCGTTACGATATATAACTTATCACACTTGTCACGCATGCTTCGAATAGCAATCTCCGAATGTTGGATGGGTTTTAAATTCTTAAATGTATCGGAATCGTAAAAATCATGTACCATTTTAGCCGACTCCTTCTCCGTGATACTAAACATGTCCCTATAGACGTAATTGTATTTGTTTTTAGTGGGCATTCTCAGTTTATTGTATTTAGCCATAGGTTTAACGAAATGTACGAGTACTTCATCTATATCTATAGCAACGCGATTCATACTATTGATATAAGTAACATGTCTAAGTATCTTAATTAACAAAAATGAGCAGTCATTTCAGGGTCATTTTGAACTTCTTCTTCAGTCAAAACCCTTACTTCATCATCATAATCCTCCTCATCCTCCTCATCAGAATCCTCCTCATCATCTTCACATGCTTGGCAATATGCGTCAAACATGTGACAGATGTGTTCACCATTTTCAACCATTTTACGCACATCGGGGTCGTGCATGATATTGTCATCA